TGAAGGTGATGAGAGTATTGATTTAGATTTATTTGAAATTATTGAGGAGGAAGATTAAATGGCACGTCGTCCATCATTAACGGGAGCAGATGCAATCGAAGCACATCCCAAGAAGACCCGACAGGGTAATGGGAAGAATACGAAGTATTCTGCATCATCAAGTAATAAGGCAAGAAAGCGTTATAGGGGACAAGGGAAGTAATGTCACAATTAATTGCCAATTTACCATCAGAAAAAGTTTGGGTTCGTAGAGAATATTTGAGAGACTTACAGGATGGTCATGGTGAATATGTTGAAGGCGTCTGGGTATCGGTAAAATCGATACCTGGGCGTTGTTTTTATTTTGAGACTTATTTACCAGAGTATGGAGCATTATATGATAAGTTACCGATATCTGCGTTCTTAAGTGAACCTGTAACGCCACAGTCAGAAATGAATTTAGTAAACTTACAATTTTGGAATTGTATGGATTATGGGATTCGAGTAATTAGAAAAGATTTCATCACTCCAATGGATGCTGAGATTTTAACTCGTGATCATGGGGTCATGAAGGGGCAGTATATGTTTACGATAGACAACTACCATGAGAATCCTGATATCATCGATACAGGGGTCAGTGAGACCCCACAGGAGCACAAATCCCACAACTGTATCTTATTGGAGAATGGTCAGTTTGCGTTATATCCAAATAATCGTATGAGATTATATGATTTATCAATGACACCTGATGAACCAAAGCAACCAGACTTTAAGGTTTCGACTCGTTACTATCAAGTAGAGAATGGGACTGGTTGGGGAAGACTTGGTGACACTGATGAATATTTTTGGAAGACAAGTGAAGAAAAGATGAATAAATAAGATAGAATTCTACTTTTTTGTTTGAATGCCTGTAGAAAGGATTAGTAAAGGATTTAAGGATATTAGTTTATCTTTAAAGGTTAATCCTTTAAACTATGATATTATTACGATTAAAAATGAGAGTGCGATTGCCCGATCAATACGTAATTTAATTTTAACTAATAATGGAGAGAAATTTTTCAATCCAGATTTAGGATCAGGAATATCCGAATTATTATTTGAACCTATAACAGAATTAACTGCATCATCAATTCGTTCAAGAATTGAAAATACGATTAAAGTATTTGAACCTCGTGTACGATTAATTAATGTTATTGTTGAACCAAGAGAAGAAGATAATGAATTTTATGTAGCAATTCGTTATAATGTTATTGGTATTGATGCAAGACCACAAGAACTTACAGTTGCGTTACAATCGGTACGATAATGGCACTAGTTAATCTCACAAGTTTAGATTTTGAAGATATTAAAACTTCAATCAAAGATTATTTAAGATCCAATTCAAATTTTACGGATTATGATTTTGAAGGATCTAATATATCAGTGATTATTGATATGTTGGCTTATAATACATATATCTCATCATATAATGCGAATATGGTGAGTAATGAAGTTTTTATTGATAGTGCAACATTAAGAGAGAATATTGTTTCATTAGCACGTAACATTGGATATATACCACAATCAAGGAAATCAGCAAGAGCAAATATAAGTTTTTTCGTAGAAGGAAGTACTAATTTTATTGCAAGATCATTAACACTTAAGAAAGGTATTATTGCAGTTTCAAATACCTTTAACGGAGCAAATTATACATTCTCTCTTTTAAATGATGTTACAGTACCAGTATCAAGTGATCGAACTGCAAGTTTTAATAATATTGATATCTATGAAGGAACTCTTGTTACAACATCATTTACAGTTAATCCAAGCAATCCAAATCAAAGATTTATACTTGATAATCAAGGAATTGATACATCAACTATTCAGGTATCAGTTTCAAGTCAAAATTCAAATTCTTTTAAAAAATATTTAAATGCAACTAACATATTAAATGTAACTGCAGAATCAACAGTATTTTTCTTACAAGAAATAGAAGATGAAAGATATGAATTAATATTTGGTGATGGTGTATTTGGTAAAAAATTATCTGAAAATGATTCTATAGAAATTAATTACATCATTTCAAATGGTGAAAATGGTAATGGGGCATCCTCATTTTCATTTACCGGAACTATACTATCAAATAATAACTCAATATTTGATGGGGATACGTCAATTATCAGTGTAAATGCAACATCTTCTGGTGGATCTGAGATTGAATCTGTCAATTCAATCAGAACTTTTGCTCCTAGGTTATATTCATCTCAAAATAGAGCAGTCACTGCGTCTGATTATGAGACAATTATACCAAAAATCTATCCAGAAACCGAATCTGTAACTGCTTTTGGTGGTGAGGATTTAAATCCACCACAATTTGGAAAAGTTTTTATTACTATAAAACCATTTTTTGGAACTTTTATATCAAATTCAGTCAAGAATAATATTAGGCAACAACTCAAGAAGTTTAGTGTTTCTGGAATATCACCCGTAATTCTGGATGCCAAGATACTTTATATTGAATTAGATACAAATGTATACTATGATTCAAATGTTAATTCAAGATCTAGTGAAATTCAAACAAAAATTAATGATAATGTAGTAAGGTTATCAAAATCTCAAGAATTAAACAAGTATGGAGCAAAGTTTAGATATAGTAGGTATCAAAAATTAGTAGATAATACCGACTCTTCAATTACATCAAACATAACAAAAATACAAATCAGAAGAGATATTCAAGTTCAGACAAACATTTTTGCCGAATATGAACTATGCTTTAAAAATAATTTCCATATATCTAATAGATCTGGATTTAATATTAAATCTTCTGGTTTTAGAGTAAGTGGAATTAGCAATGTAGTTTATTTTGGTGATATACCTAATGCAGATTTAAAAACTGGAACAATATTCTTATTTTACTTAAATTTTAATTTACAACCAGTACTTGTAAAGAATGGAGTAGGAACAGTTGATTATACTGAGGGTGAAATTTTAACAACTCCATTAAAAATTCTTTCTACATTAAAAACTGATGGAGGTAGTCCAATTATACAAATATCAGCATCTCCAGAATCTAATGATATTTTTGGAGTTCAGGACTTATATTTACAACTAGATACAAGTAAGTTAAATATAACTATGATACCAGATAATTTACAATCAGGATCAGATTCTTCTGGAAGTAATGAAATTATAAGTTCGAGCTATCCAACCACAAATTTAGTTATAAATTGATAAATGCAGAGCACAAGAATAAAAATTAGTTCTATTGTAGAAAGTCAATTACCTGACTTTGTTCGAACTGAATATCCCTTAGTTGAAGAACTTTTCAAAGAATACTATTCAAGCTTGGATTCTGTTGGATTACCTTATGATATACTCTCAAATATTGACAAATATGTAAAAGTAGATAATGTTGCTGATACTGTTGAAAGTACAATATTATCGAACGATGTTCTTGATACTGATGATGAAATTGAAGTTTCAAGTACAAAAGGATTTCCAAAAACTTATGGTTTGATTAAAATTAATAATGAAATTATATTATATAAATCAAAAACAGATACAACTTTTTTAGATTGCTCTAGAGGATTCAGTGGTATTACAAAATATTCTTCTAATAACGTTGAAGATCTAGAATTTTCAACAAGTTTATCGGCAAATCATACATCTGAGGATGTTGTAGAAAACCTAAGTGGTTTAATTTTAAAGCAATTCTTTGGTAAAATAAAGAAGCAATTTCTTCCTGGTTTCGAAGGTAGAGAATTATATGGGGATATCAAAGAGTCTACATTTTTAAAACAATCCAAAGATTTTTACAATTCAAAAGGAACTTCAAAATCATTTGAGATATTGTTTAGATGTTTATATGGTGAAGACGTTAATGTCATTTTACCAAAGCATAATTTAATATCATTATCAAACTCTGAATATGAAATAACAAGGAACTTTGTTGTTACTCCTGTGCAGGGAAATCCTGATGAATTAATTAATCAGACAATATTTCAAGATCAATATCAATCATTAAGAAAATCATTTGGAACGATTTCTAATGTTGAGAAAATAATTAGAGATGGAGAAGCATTTTATAATTTAAAAGTTGATTCGACAGACAATAATCCTTATCAAAATTTAAAAATACATTCAACAACGAAAACTATAGATAAATCTCCTATAGGATCGGACAAAATTAGTGTTGATAGTACTCTTTCATTTGAAAATTCTGGAGAAATTATCGTTTCTTTTGACAATAAGACTTATACTATAACTTATACAGATAGAACAGTTAATCAGTTTTTAAATTGTACTGGTATTGAAGAAGAAATACCAGTTGGAGCAAATGTATCTATTAATAGTTTTGCTTATGGATTTTCTCCATCAGGAGAAGAGATTAGGTTTAGATTTAACGGCGTAATTTCTGGTGTTAATTTAACAGAGGGAAGTCAATATTATAAAAAAGGTGATATTGGAAGACTACTGTCTTTGGGATATGATGCAAGAACACCATTAGAAAATAACTGGATTATTAATAATTCTGTAAGATGTGATGTAAAATCTTTCGTTTCAACTGGAACTGGTATCAGTATAGAGACATTTGATAGTCATAATTTAAATGAAGGAGATAAAGTAGATATTGAATACACTTTTTCAAGTGAAGGTGAAATAAACTCCATAAATGAAACTCATGATGTCATTTCTCTTGGTGCATCAAATCCAAAAAGAATTTTTCAGATAAATCCATCTGTAGCACCTACCAATATAAGAAAAATTAAATTTATTAGAAGAGTTATTCATAAAATAGAATCAAGTGATTTTATGAGTGATGTTTTAAATGTTTATAAAGATTTTAATGATGATGACATTTATGTAACTTCTTCTTCATTACCTTCATATAAAAGTAATACCGACAAAGACTTTAAGTATGATTTAGGAGGAGTTTTTTCGGAGGTTGGGGTTGGAATAGCGTCAACAACAGTTTTAACTATTAATAATCACGGTTTAATTACTGGTGATGCAATTACATATGAATCTAGTAATAGTGATGCAAAACTAGGTATTGATACGGGGGTGTATTTTATTAAAACAGTTGACAATAATAATATTAGTATCTCAAGGAGTAAATCTAATTTATTTAATGAAAAATACGTATCAGTTGGAACAACTACGACAATTTCAAACGAATACATTCAATTAGAAAAATTTAATAAAAATATACCAACAATCGATTCTCAGAGAATAATTCGTAAATTATCAACACCAAAAAATTCCAATAAAAAATTTAAAACCCTACCCGGAACTACAACTGGGATATTGGTGAATGGTGTTGAAATATTAAATTATAAATCTAACGATTTTGTTTATTATGGAAGTTTAGAAAGAATTGATGTAACTTCAACTACTTCTGGTCTTGATATTATAAACCCACCAGTATTAGAAATTAGTAGTGCTTCAAATGGACTGAACAATGCTAAAGGGGCATGTGGTGTAGAAGGAGGTTTAGTTAGAATTGATATTATTGAACCTGGATTTGATTATACAGATACTCCCGTTATAAGTATAAGTGGTGGATCAGGAAGTGGAGCAAGGACAAAAGTTCAATTAATTGATTATGATTATAGTGTAAAATTTAACGCTTCGTTTACAAATAGAAATATAAATTTAGTTTCAAATCAAATAGGATTTTCAACTTCTCATAAATTTACAACAGGGGAATATGTCGTTTATAACACTTTCGGATCGACACCTATAGGTGGGTTAGTAGATAATTCAAAATATTATATTAATGTAGTTGATGACGTTACAATTACATTACATAAGTCAGAAGAAGATTCTTTTGACAATAAAAATGCAACTAATATAACTACTTTTGGAACAGGGTTACATTCTTTTAGATCTGTAAACAAAAAGAAAAAAATTAATTCTATAACTATATTAAACTCTGGAAGTGGATATAAAAACAAAGAAGTAAAAGTAGCATCTACTGGAATCAACACTGCAAATAATACTATAAACACAGTTCAACATCCATATCAAAGTGGAGAGATTATTTTTTATTATGGAGGTGATACTGACATTTCTGGTTTGAGTACTGGGAAATATATTGTTACTCGTTTAAATGATCAATCATTTAAACTTTCTGAGGTTGGAGTTGGAAATACTAAATTAGATTATTTTTATGACACTAAGCAGTACGTTAATTTAAAAACACAAGGATCCGGTCTCCATGAATTTAATTACGAAAAAATTGTTGTTTCTATAGATGGACCTACAGGAACTGCAGGAACATTTTCAGGAAATGAAGCAGTTATTCAGCCAGTGTTTAGGGGAGATTTAAAATCAATATCATTATCGGATGGTGGTGTTGGTTATGGATCCTCTGAGATCATAAACTTTAACAAACAACCAAAAATAACTTTGATATCTGGTTCTGGTGCAGCTGCAACTCCTATTATATCTAATGGAAAAATAGTTGACGTTGTGGTGTATCAAAAAGGTAGTGGATATAATTCACCACCAGATATTGAAATTATTGGATCTGGAATAGGTGCTTTATTGTCTCCAGTGATTGAGAATGGATTTCTAAAAGAAATAAAAGTAATAAATTCAGGAATAAATTATGGGAAAAATGATACTTCAATCAAAATTATTAACCCTGTTGGGCAACTTAAGCTTTCCACATCCATAACAGCAAAAAATATAAATCTATATGAAAGATTATTAATAAATGAATCTAATAAATTAAACACTGAAGATGATGGTGTTGTTTATAAAGGAAGAAACTTAGAATATGGATTAGAATTCACTCACCTATATGCACCAAAATCACTAAGAGAGAGATTATTTACTTCAAATCTTGAAAATACTTTATTCAGAAAAGATATTGATAATGATAATAAAAATACGAATTTCATTGCTTATCATTCACCAATTCTTGGATGGGCTTATGATGGAAATCCAATATATGGTCCATATGGATTTGAATCTATTGATAGTAAAAACGTAATAAGAATTAAATCCAGTTACAGAAAAACTACAGAACTGTCTAATAGATCACCACAATCACTTTATCCAATTGGTTTTTTTGTTGAAGATTGGGTTTATGATCCAACTAAAACTGGTGGTGATCTTGATGAAAATAATGGAAGATTTTGCGTAACTCCCGAATTCCCTCAAGGAGTTTATGCTTATTTTATGACTATTAATGAAGATTTTGAACCAGAGTTTCCATATATCATTGGAGATGGATATCATTCTGATGTTATAGATTTTAATTTAAGAAGTTCTTCTATACAAAGTAAGTTCGATTTTAGTAACAATATAGTAAGAAATACTAATTTATATAATTCTTTGAGTTTTAAATCAAATTATGAATATTTCCTGAACATATCAAAGACAAATTTACAAAATTCTATTGCAAATGGTGTCAATTATGGAGGTATTGATTCAATAAAAATTATATCTCCAGGAGAAAATTATAAAATAAATGATACAATTTCATTTGAAAGTGATTCTTTACCACCAGTAAAGGCATTAGCAGAGGTTTCGAGACTTTCCGGCAGAGAGATAATTAAAGTTGAAAACGTAGAACCCAAAATACTTAATAAAGTTGAGTTATTTCCAAATGTAAATAGAAAAGAATTCATAGCATTTTCAACTTCACCACATAATTTACAAGAAGGAAATCAAGTAACCATAGATTCTTTAAGTAGAGAGAATTTTGAATTTCAATCTACTTTTAATGTAAATATTAGAAAACCAAATGAGTTAATATTATCAAAAGAAGTTGATGATGCTTCAACAGGAATTGCAACTTATTTTAATGTTATTGGAGATTTAACATATCCAAATATTAGAGAAAATGACATTCTCGAAATAGGATCTGAAAAAGTGAAAGTATTGAATATTGATAAAGTTTCTTCAAGAATAAGAGTATTAAGAGAACAAGAAACTACAGTATCAACAGCACACTCTGCTTATACAAAATTAGTAGAGGATCCGAGGAAATTATTTGTAGAATTACCAAAAGAATTATTAAATGAAAAATATGCTCTTAATAGAGAACTTTATTTCAATCCAGTAGAATCATTAGGAGTAGGGACATCTGCAAGTACTTTAACTTTTTCAAATCCAGGAATTGGCGTTACATCACTAATAATACCAGAAAAATCAATCTTCATAAAAAATCATAGTTTAAAATCTGGAGATATAATTGCATATAAACCCAATACTGGAGATCCAATTGGAGTATCTACAGATGGAATTAACGATTTTCTTCTATCTGAAGATATAAGTTTATATGTTACTAAACTGAGTGATGATTTAATAGGTATATCGAGTGATAGAGTTTCACTAACAAATGATGGAACTTATGTTGGAGTAGGAACAACTGCATATCTTTTATATTTTAATAGTGTGGGAACTAAAACATATCATAGTTTTACAACAAATTATGAAAATGTTTTATCTGCAGATTTGAATTTGTATAAAACTACCGTATCAACAGCAACGACTCACTCATTAAGAGTTGGTGATACTGTAGTGATGGATGCAAAACCAAGAACAAGAAAAACATTTGTTGTAAGATATAATGATTTCAATAGAAGATTGATAATTAATCCAAAAGACTTTGATAGTGTTGACGTTGACGTTGAACAAAATTTAATTTATATTGAAAATCATGGATATTCGAATGGGGATAAAGTAATTCATAATTCTGATAATCCTATAGGTGGATTAAATAATGAACAAATATATTATATTTCGGTATTTAATAAAAATAAAATAAAATTATTTAATTCTTACTATGATTCTATAAACAAAATAAATCAAGTTAGAATAACGTCACAATTTTCAGGATCATTTTCTCAAATTAATCCCAGAATTTCTGTTGCTAGAGGTAATATTATAGAATTTGATCTTTCAGATAATTCTTTAAGTGAATCTAAAAATGGTGCCATTAATAGTTCATTTGATTTAAAATTTTATATTGATGAAGATTTAAATAATGAATTAATATCAATTTCAAATTCCAATCAAGAATTAAATTTTTATGGTTTTTCTAACATTCAATCTATTGGAGAAATAGGAATTACTAGTGGTGCGAAAATAGAATTTTCCACTAATTCTATAGTTGAAAATAAAATTTATTATGATTTGGTTCCTATCGGAGAGAGTTTGGTAAAGAAAACAATCATAAGAGATGATGAGGTTAGAAATAATAATGAAATATCATTTGTGGACAGTGTTTTGTCTGGTGAGAAGAAAATCATCGGAATTGGAGAATCTTCATTTGATTTTTATAATTCAAATCAAGATTTTACTGGCATTTATTTGCCGTTTAATGAAGATTTTTCATACACCACAGATTCTAAGACAGAATTTGGACCTATTAATAATACTAGAATAATTTCTAAAGGTAGTGGATATGAATTATTACCATATATTTCAAAAATAAACACTTCTTCAGGAACTAATGCATTATTGATTCCCGAAAGTGACGAGATTGGATCAATCATATCTGCAAAAATAAAAGATATTGGATTCAATTATTCTTCAGACCCTACATTGAAACCTTTGGTTAAATTTTCTACAAAATATAGAGTAGAACCTCTCAGTAACGTTGAATCTATTAGGGTTTTAACTTCAGGATTAAGTTACATCACAAATCCAGATATTATTTTAATTGATTCTCTAACTAAAGAAACTGTTGATGATTTAATTTTAAACTATCAGGTTGGGAATGAATTTGTTGATATTGTACAGAATACAAAAGGAATTTATAATATAATTCCAGAAGTTGTTGTTTATAATAATTCCAATGGAGTTGGAATTAGTAGTGTATTCTATGATCCAGGACAAAAAAACGTTAGATTAACTTTAAAATCTATATTTGACACTGCAGAAGAATTTCCTTTTGAAGTAAATGATGAAATTTTTGTTGAGGGAATTAATATTGTTGAAAATATAGATTCAGTAACAAAAGGATACAATTCTGAAGATTATGGATTTAATAAGTTTAAAGTTGTAGATATATTTCCTAATATAGGATCTAGTGGTGCTTATGTTACATATACTTTATCAGATTATTTAAGTGGTTCTGAAAATCCAGGAACTTGGGACTTTTCAAAAACTGGATCAGTAGTAAATGCAAAATTCTTACCAACTTTTGATATAAAACTAGCAAAAAATAAATTTGAAGTTGATGAAACAATTTCAAATGGAGAAATTATAGGAGTTGTTCGTGATTGGGAACCAAATAATGAATATGTAACTGTAGAAGTGGATAGAGATTACTCTATTGGAGATTTAATTATTGCAGATTCTTCAAAATCCCAAGGTTTTATAAGAGAATTTATAAAATATGAATCTTTTTATAATGTTGATTCATCTTCAATTGTTATTGAGGGGTGGAAAGACAAAGTTGGATTCTTAAATGAACAAGAACAAAGAATACAAGACAGTGATTACTATCAAAATTTTTCATATGCATTAGAGTCTAAAGTTCAATTTGAAACTTGGAGTAATGATATTAATAATTTGAATCATACCTTAGGATTTAAAAAGTTTGCCACATACATATTTGATTCTGATATAGATAATATAGGTATTTCAACAAATCAAAACAATGGATTATTTGATCCCATTGTTGACCGATTTGAAGTAATTGATGTCGAATGTATTCGTGATTTTGATTTAGTTTCAGAAAATTCTTTCTACGTCAATAAAACTTTAAATAGTGATGAAATAATATTTAACTCAAAAATTCTTCTCGATTATGCTCAATCTATTGGAAATAGAGCATTAATTTTAGATGATATTAGTGATCAATTTAATTCTCAAATATCCCAAATTTTTGTAACCTCATTTAACATCTAATAACAATATGGCACCACAAGTAAGAGCTAAAAAATTATTTTTGGGAGTTAGAGATAATAATAATTTTGATAGGAGACAATTTTCTATTTTAACATTACTGACTGATGGTGATGAACTTTTTACAAATCAGTATGCTAAAATGTTTACTGAAGATGAAATTGGAAGTTTTGATGTTAGAAAAGTAGATGATTTGGCTTTATTAGAATTTGTAGCCCTTGATTCTAGAGTTAATTATGCTTATAGTTTTATATCTTATGATACAAAACAAAATATTTTTGATTCGGATTCTTTTAACTTAGGTAATACTGTAAGTATAGCAACAACTAATAAATTATTATCTATTGGAACAACTGAAAATACAGTATTTTCAATACCATCAGATATTACTTCTGGGAAATTATTAATAGAATCATCATCTCAAAGTAGTTCAACTTATGAGTATAATGAAATAAATTTTGTATCTACTCTTGATATAGATTCTAATGTTTATTTTACGGAATTTGGTAAACTTACTATATCCGATGATTATCCATCCGGAATAGGAACTTATGGAATTACTTCTAATGGAGATGTTACCTTTAGTCCTACCATAAATGAAGAACTTAGAACAAATGTAATTGCTGTTTCTATAGCAAATAGTTCTTTTACTGCTGTTTCTTCACAGAATCTTAGATATGCTAATGTAGAATCAATCAGAGTATCTATAGCAGCAACAGAATCTCCAGAACCAGTATCTGTAAGTCAACATGCTGAAACATTTAATAGTGCTTATTATGTAGTTCAAGTAGTTGGATTTAATACAGTTACACAAGAAAAAACGACACAATTAATAGAATTGGCATCATTAAATAATGAGGTCGATGCTACATTAATTCAGTATGGAGAAGTGACTGTTGGAGAAGAATTGGGTACTTTTGATGTTAATTCGGCAACATTAGTTGATTTATTTTTTACTCCAGTAGAAAATACTAATATTGATCTTACGATACTTCGACACACAGTAACATATACCGATTTCAATACATTCCCAGCATCTATTAATTTTAGTAATGCTGAGTTAACTACTGGAGTAACAGTATTTAATGAAAGTGGTGACGTTTCGCTTAAGAAAGATTTTGATTTAACTCATGAAGGGATTTCAGTTTTCGAAAGAAGATTTAATGGTAGTTTAGATGCAGCCAGTAACGCAGTCGGTGTTGATTTAGTTGAAGATCTTATCTATTTACCAAATCACTATTTTGTAACTGGTGAGAAAGTTTCTTATAAATCTGGAGGGATAGAATTTATAGAATTGTTTGATACTACAGTTACTGAAACTGCTGGAATTGGAACTGATATTGTTACTATTGACTCGGTATTTTCACTACAAGTTAACGATTTTTTTGAAGGAAATGGAACTGGAAAATTATCAATTACTGGTATTGGTTCCACCAGCATTACTTTAGAAACCACACTAGATGCTCAAATTAATGCTGGAGCTGCTGTTACTTTCTTTAGACTCATTCCAAGTAATACTTCTGAAAGTACTTTTAATTCTATAGGAATTGCTCAAACATTTATAGCTGGAGTTGGAAATACTGACAAATTGAGTGGTGATCTATACATATACAAAAAAGATGAGTTGTTTTTAGGATTTGGAACATCTCCTTTGGATGTTACTAAAAAACCCCCAAAATTAATTGATTTAACATCGGTTGGTAGTGGAAATGATCATTATATAATATCAAGAAATCAAAATTCAAAATGCCTTATTGCGATTGATAATATGATTCAATCACCCATTGTTTCAACATCAACAACTACTATATTAACCGATAGTTTAGATTTTATTGATACCACTGTTTCTGTTTCTTCTAATAAAAATTTTGCAGCAGGTGATTTATTAAAAATTGATGATGAAGTGATGAAGATTTCTTCAGTTGGTGTGGGAACGACATCAACTCAGTTTGAAGTTATAAGGCCATTTATGGGTACTTTTATATCACAACATAGTTCCAGTTCTATTGTAACTAAACTTGCAGGAAATTATAATATAATTGCAAGTAAGATATATTTTGCAGAAGCTCCTTATGGTCCAATATTTGATGAAATAAAGGGAAATGTAAATATTAGATCAAGTTTTCAGGGTAGATCATTTATGAGATCTATCGATCCAGGATTAAATGAAGAAACATATCAATATAACTATGTATTTGATAATCTTGAAGATCAGTTTAATTCCTCGGATAAGAATTTTACATTAACTTCATTAAATCAACCAATTACCGAAATTGAGAATTTAAACTCAATTTCATTAATTAATGGAATATTTCAAAATCCAAGTGAAGATTATAACTTAGTTGAAGATTCTGGAGACACTGAAATTCGATTTACTGGAACTGCTACATCAATAGCATATGATATCAATAATGGATCTATTCCTAGAGGTGGAATGCCCATATCTATAGGATCTACTGAAGGTTTTGGATATCAACCACTTATATCAGCTGGAGGAACTGCTATAGTGGGTTCTGGAGGCACTATTCAATCAATTAGTATAGGATATAGTGGTTCTGGTTATAGAGTAGGAATACAAACGATTGTGAACGTAGGAGTTCAAACAGCAAGTACCGGTACACCAAATATAGAATTTATCGGAACTGCTACAGTTAGCAATGGTAATGTTGTGGGTGTTAATATTACTAATCCAGGAAGTGGGTACGATCCATTAAATCCACCAGAAGTAGTATTTGATGAACCATTTTCATATACTAATTTAGATTTAATATATCAATCACCTTCAACTGGAATAGGAACAGAAGCTAAAATTGATATTGTAGTTGGAAGAGAGTCTAGCATTATAGACTTTAATATAAAAAATTATGGATATTCTTTTTCCCCTGGAGATATTTTGACAGTTTTGGTTGGTGGAACAACAGGAATTCAAACAGTTCCTTCAGTTGCATTTAAACCATTCTCAATTATCATTGATAAAATAAGAACAGATGAATTTTCTGGTTGGACTATTGGTGAATTGGAAAAATTGGATGATTTAGATTCTCTTGCTAACGGATTTGAAAGAATATTTCCAATTAGTAGAGATAATAATAGAATTGCAATTTTATCTAAGGAAGGATCATTGATAGATCTTTCAGCAGTCCTTGTTATATTTGTAAATGATGTTCTTCAAGAACCAAATGTTTCATATACATTTACTGATGGTGGTAGTTTAATAGAATTTACTGAACCACTACCAGCAAATTGTAAGTGTAGAATTTATTTTTATAAAGGAACTCCAAATATAGATGTTATTGATGTTGATATACTAGAAACGGTTCAAACTGGAGATACATTACAAATCATTGGAGATAGTTCATCATTAACTCAAGAATCAAGATTGGTTAAAGATGTATTTTTAGCAGATACTGTAAAGACAAATAATTATAATACTGTTGGAGTTTCTTCCAATAGAGAACTACTAAGACCAGTAACTTGGTGTAAGCAAAGAAATGATACTCTTATAGATGGAATTTATGTATCAAAGAGTAGAAATAGTTACGAACCAAACATTTACCCAGTTGCTAATATAATTCAACCCGTTAGCACTTCATCAACAATATTCTATGTTGATAATATTACAACCATTTTTAATCAAGATAATGAAGGTGTTTCTGAACAGTATACAAATTCTATTCAATTGATAGATACATCTTCCGAAAGAGTTGGAGCATCGGCAACTGCTATTGTAAATTCTCAAGGTCAGATTCAAAATATTTCAATAACAAATTCAGGACAAGGGTATAGTCAAGTTCCTGGCGT